GCGGCAAGGGGCCCGAGGTGACCGATCGCAAGCAAGCCATCGCCATCGCCTTGAGCGAGGCTGGTGTCGCCGCGGACAAGCGGCAGAAGCGACGCCGCAAGAACGAGTCGAGCCATCACGGCGGCCTCGTTCACGGGCCATCACACCGACTCGACTGCGTCAACCCGGTGTGCGGCATCAAACACAGTGGCGAGCCCCGAACCATGCTCGCCCAGAACTACGCGGGTGTGCCCGTGACGGAGAATCGACATGGCTAAAAGCAAGATGGGTAAGAAGGGTAAGGGCGGAGGCGTCGATGGCTGGGTGACGATCAACGGCGCTCGTGTCCCCATCACCGGGGGCCAGCTTGGAGGCAAGGTTGGCAAGAAGGTCGCTCGGACCTCCAAGGGCAAGAAAACCGCCAAGTCCAAGAGCGGCGCCACCGCTTCGAGCGGCGCTAGCAAGGCCAAGAAGTCCTCGAAAAACAGCGCGGCTGCGGCTGCCAAGAAGGTCGGCAAGAAGGCTCCGGCGAAGGAGCAGTCGAAGGCAGCCGCAAAGAAGTTCCGCAAGAACGTCACGGCGCAGCGCAAGGCCGAGCAGGCGGCCGAGGTCAAGAAGCATGGCGCCAAGACTGTCGCCCGTGAGCGAAAGTCTCTCGAAAAGGGCCGGAACCCCGAGAAGGGCAGCAACAAGAAGTCCTCAGCGTCGAAGGCTACCAAGGCCCACTACGAATCTTTGGTAGCCAAGGGCATGTCGAAGGACAAGGCCCGCGCACAGGCTGCTGCGAAGTACGCCGAGCTACAAGGCGGAGGCAGGAAGTCAGGGCAAAAGGCGTTCAAGGAGTACACCACCCGCCAGCAGTGGCACGGGAAGGCGAAGGAGAAGCGCGCCGCAGGCGATGACAGAGGAGCCGCAGCCACTTCTCGCGTTTCGGTGCGGCCCTTCATGCGGAAGGAGCGGGACAGGTGGCGCAGCAAGAAGGGCAACGAGTCCTCCCACCACGGGGCACTCGTCCACGGTCCTGCCCACCGCGTCGGCGGGTCGAACCCCATCGCTGGCATCGTTCACTCGAACGAGCCACGCACGAACCTCGTGCAAGATCTCAGCGGTAACCCCACCACCGCTGGTAGAAGAACGGGCCCAGGACCGGAGGCCCACGTCCGACCGCTGATGCCGGGTGGCGTCAGAGTGGGCGGCGGACGAACCATGGGCACCCTGGCCCGTTACGGAGGAAAGAAGTGATGAAGCACGGCAACATGAGTCACAAGGGCACGAAGTCTGGCGACAGCAACTACATGGGATCGAAGCAAGGACACATGGGTCCTGGCTCCTACCCGCGGCGCCCTGGGTCGGGCATGAACACGGGCGCCCGCGCGACGGGTGGGACCATGCAGCATGACGGCATCGCCAACTGCCGCGACTGTATGAAAACCAAGGCTCGTGGTCGCATGATGGGCAACAAGGCCGCGGCCTCCATCCAGTCCCTCACCAGCCGCGAGATGGGGATGGCGGAGCGTCCGTCATCTGTGGGCGGTGTCCACGGGCACAAGACCCGCCTCGGTCAACCTCACAACCCCGCCATGGCGGGCTACGGCAAGAAGAAGTCGTCCTGCTAGATGGCACGGGGACGCACCAGTACGACTGAGCCGTGGCTTGCGGGCACCGGCTACCAAGGTCGAACCATCCTTGCCGTCACCGGAGCGGGGCGCGGTCGCGCTACTCGTGACGTGGCGCTCAAGGGCGGTGTCAAGCGCGTCCCCGTCCCCATCCTTCAAGACCTCATCCTGGTGGAGAAGGGCTATGAGCCCAAATACAGCGGGCTGACACTCGCAGAAGTAGAGAAGCTGAGAACGGGTTGAAACTCCGTCAAGGCTCAAGCTATACAGGGAGATACGCATGGTCGATACGATGCAACCTCGCGGAGCCGGCAAGAAGGTCGGACACCAGTATCCTCCCCTCTACGTCGAGGAGGAGGAGAAGGATGGGGTAGAGATGCTCTACCCTGCCGCCAAGCGCGGCATGGGCGGTGTGACAGGAGCGAACACCGCCAAATGCCCCTACGGCAACACAGTCCTCGCCGCTGCCGTCAAGACGGACAGCGGTATGGGAGAACCCCGTGGCGAAGCTCCGGGGCTCAACCTTGCCTACGGTAACGTAGGCATGGGAGACGCCAACGACATGGTACGGGATCGAACCCCGCGCCCCACCCTCAACCGCAGAAAGCAGAAAGGCTAGAAAGCCATGATGAAGTCCAGCACCGGACAGGGCGCAGCGGCACGTCCCACCGTCGATGTCACCCGTGAGGGCAAGTACCCCAACGACAACACCTCTGGCGAGCGCAGCCAGGGTGAGGTCGCGGGGGCCGGCAGCATCTACGCCGCCGTGCTCAACGAGCGCCCGAACATCAGCAACCCGCGCAACCAGGGCCCGGTTCGAGCGCACAGCCGCGTCGGCAAGTCCACCATCCCTATCGCCATGGTGCGAACTCGTCAGGATGGCAAGGTCGCCGGCTCGATGTAGCCTACCGGGCCCCAACTAGGAGACGAACCAGTGAACCTCAACCGACTCAACTCGATGGGTGACCTCCTCGGCCTGTTCAACCAGGCCCCCGGTCAGCCCGTACCCGCCCCACAACAGGCCCCGCAACAGACCACGTTCGACCCGAACGACCCCGCGGTCCAGGCCGCGATGCAGCTAGCCCGACAGCAAGAGCGGGACGCTCGCATCGCGGAGATCGAACGCCTCAAGTCAGAGAACTCGGGCCTCAAGACCCAGGTCACCGACGTGAACTCGCGTCTCGGTGCTCTGGAGAAGCAAGCTCAGCAAGCCGCCGAGCAAGCCAAGGCCGCCGAGATGGCGAAGATGAAACCCGACGAGAAGGTCCAGGCCCAACTACAGGCCCTACAGGACGAACTCAAGCGGTCCCGTGAGGAGCAACAGCGCACCGTCTCGGAGGCCAACAAGCGGGTGGAGGCGTGGCAGATCGAGAGCGAGAAGAACGCCATCATCGCCAAGCACAACGGTCAGGTCGATCCTCTCGCACTCGACACCTCCAGCATTGAGGCGCTCCGCGCTTCGGAGGGTCGGGCTGTCCAGACCTACCAGGCAACCCGACAGCACTTCTTCTCGCAGTTCCAGCAGGAGATGCAGTTCCTCCAGCAGCAGGAGGCATCTCACAACCAGCAGCAGGTTGAGCAGCTTCCGAGCTACCCACCCGGCTACGGTATGCCTACTCCCAACAATGCCGGCTCACCCGCGCCGGCACAGGCCAACGGGGCACCTCCCCAGTTCACTCACCCCCAGATCGACGGCGGCCAGTCCTACGCTGCCGTGCGGCAGATGGCTCACGGTCGCGTCGTGCAACAGGCACCCGCGCCCAACGGCCAGCCGTTCTTCCAACCGCAGTACCCCCAACAGCAGCAGCCAGGGGCAGTCCAGCAACCGCAGGGCTCCCCCACCGGGCCGGTTCAGCCGGCTCACATGCAGCCACAGCAGCAACAGCCGCAGTGGCAGGGACAGCCGCAGCAGCCCCCACAAGGGCAGCAGCAGCCGTTGGTCGCGCCGCTACCGGATCCGAACCGGCAAGCCAGCGACCCCGCCCGCAACCTCACTCAGACTGAGGTCGCAGGTGCCATCGAGCACGCCAGAGCCATCGTGGAACAGCGACGAGGTTCTGGGGGGCTCTCGACTACCTCACGGGCTGCCACGGCAGCCCTACAGGCAGATCGTAAGGCTGGGGGTCATCAACCCAACGTCAACCTCCCCACGCCCACCACCGGGTTTGGGGGTAACCTGATGAATCACCCGATGGCGGCTCCCCGACCGGGGACCGTCTAACCTCACCACCGGCCAAGGGGTAGCCCCCTGGCCCAAGGAGTTCAAAGATGCCAAGCGTTCTGAACACCGCAGCGGCCCAGGGGGCCGGTTTCAACCAGCTTCTCGCGGCAACCCGAGACGTGTTCTCGGCCGAGATCTGGTTCGCTGCACTTCCCATCCTCAAGTTCGACCAGTTCACGACCAAGCGCACCGAGCTTGGTGTGCAGCCCGGCCGCACCATCCAGATCCCGCGCTACGGCAACATCAAGCGCGGCGGTCGTCTCACCGAGGGCAAGCGCCTCAAGACGCAGGCGATGAGTCTCTCGCAGCAGAGCATCACCGTCTACGAGTACGGCAACGCCATCGCGTTCTCGGAGTACCTGCTCCAGACCAGCTTCTACGACCAGCTTGCCGCTGCGTCCATGCTGCTGGGTCGTGACATGGCCGTCGTCCTCGACACGGTGCTGCGCGACGCGATCCTCAACGCCCAGAGCGTCGTGTTCGGCGGTCAGAAAACCGCGCGCAACCTCGTCGTCGCGGCCGACACCTTCGACACCATCGTCATCAAGGATGCGGTCGAGACGCTGGAGACGAACAACACCCCGAAGTGGGCCGGCGATCACTACATCTGCTTCATGCACCCGCACCAGGCGCGGTCCCTGCGTGACGACAACGACTGGATCAACGCCTCGCTCTACAGCGGTGCGACCCAGATCTACACGGGCGAGATCGGCCGCTACGAGGACGTGCGGTTCATCTCCACCACGGTGATGCCCAACGGGGCCAACCCCGCGATCGACCCCGACACGGGTGACTACGTGGACATCGGCTTCGACCCCGACCTCGAACTCGGGGCCGGTGGCAACCAGGTCACCATCTACCAGGCGGTGTTCTTCGGGGAGTACAGCCTCGGACACGCCACCGCGCTCCCCGTCGAGCTACGCGACAACGGGGTCGAGGACTTCGGGCGCGAGCACGGGCTCGCCTGGTACTCCATCTGGGGCCAGAACATCCTCGAAGATGTCAACATCGTGGTCGCGGAGACTGCGTAACCCTCAACCAACCGGCATACCAAGCAAGGTAGAAAGGAAAAGCAGTCATGGCAAACGCAACCAGCAACGCCCGAGTCGATGCTGCGGCCCGTACCCTCACTGACGAGAAGGAGCAGCGCTCCCGTGCAGTGATGGAGGCCGCGGTGATGGCCGACGCCGATACCCTGGAGTGGGTTCGGGACGCTCTCGTCAGCGAGGCGGCCTATCCCCACATGGGCCTCGATGTCTACACCCACGACGGAGGTCTGGAGAACACCACTCCCGCCGCCACCTACGCGAACACCGATGGTGACACGATCACCTTCCAGTTCTTCGACCCCGACGCCGCCGACGACGACCGCGTCATCGGCAGTGCCGCGGATCTCGGCCAGCCCGACCGGCTGTTCACCGAAGTCGTTCACACCCTCGCGGGCGTGACCGCTGGAGCCGCTACGCCGGCCCAGATCGCGGCGTCTCTGAACGGGGACGCGGAGTTCTCCAAGTGGGCCTACGCGGCGGCCGGCGCCATCTCGGCAAACGGCGTCGCCGTGTTCCCTCGTGGGCTTCGCGGCCAGGCGAGGGTCACGGGCGTGTCGGCTGCGGCCGGCATCGTCTACCCCGGCACCACGGTCAAGAACGCGGAGCGCACCTTCACCCGCGTGGGGCCCCTCATGGGCGGATCGGGGTGGGACGTGTCCTACGCCGCTGCGACCAAGACGGTCGTCGTCACCAACAACACGGGCGGCCCGGTCAGCCGTGTCGCCGCGGTCATCCACAACCTCTGATCGTGAACCTCTCGACCGCTGAGGGCCCTTCGGGGCCCTCGGTACATGGAGTCCCTACGTGTCCAAGAACCGCAACAAGAAGTCCGGCGAGTTCACCCCGAAAACCTCCACGGAAGCCGAAGCCGCCGAAGCCGAAGCCCCGCCCGCGGAGTTCTCCACCGAGCGACCGCCGGAACCCGAACCCGTCACGGCCGAGATGGTCGTACCGGAGAGGGCTCAACCGCCCACTCCACCTGCTGTCCGAGTTCGTGCTGTCGCGGACCCCGACCAGATGGTGACCATTCGCCCACTCACCACCGTCAAGCGCATCCGCATCGGGACCAAGTGGTACTCCTTCCTCAAGGGGAAGGCGTGCATGGTTCCGGCCAACGCGGTCCCGCACTTGCGGCGTAAGAGCATCATCGGATGACCCAGAACACCTCCAGTGCCCGTGAACTGGTCCTCCTGCTGCGGAAGCGGCTGGGGGACGATCGGTTCATCCTGCCTGGCTTCTCGCTCCAACTGGACGACAAGTCATGCACGGACGCGAGCGTGGAGGTGCGCCAAGGATACCTCCGCACGTTCACCGTCAATGGGGTTCGTGCGGAGGATCTCACCATCGACCTGTCAGACTACGATACCAACACCCTTGGTAAGCTGGTCACGTTCATCAACGCGCAGCCTGGATACTGCGCCGTGCCGGATCGGTTGCTCGACACCGACCACCCGGCTATCGACATCGCATCCAAGCCGTTCGGTGACCTCAAGGCACCTGGCGGCGTCGAGTTCAAGCACCGTCGCTGGAGCGACGAGGAGCTTGAGGAGTTGCTGCGGCAGGGCATCGAGCGACACAACGTCAGCTACGAGCTATCCACAGTCCCTCGCAACGAGTTCCAGTTCGTCCTGAACCTCTCCCACGCGAACGCCCTGCGTGTGCTCGCCACGAACGCGGTGAAGCGGGCGGGGCTCAACGCCACCGTGTCCGACTTGATCGCGCTCGCGGAGTCCTACGAGACGGCGTACCGCGACGACCGCAAGAGGCAGGACCGCGCCATCCCAGTCCCCACCATCCGCGACGACGATGTGGGTGAGGGCGATGTCGTCCAGGGCGAGATGTACCGCCGCTCAGGCCGCACAGGTTTCGTCAGCCCCATGGCTGCCAACCTCCCGCCCGAGCCTCCAGTGCTCCTTGAGCCCTTCGATCAGGACGTGGGCGACACCGTGATCCGTGTCCGGTGGAAGCGCCCCCGTGACTACGACTTCTACGCGCTCGAAGTGTGGCGCGATACCAAGGAGGACGTGAGGCGTACCCGCACGGGTATCTTCGCTCGCAACCCCACGGCGATCAGCCGAGGCGAGCAGTTCGCTCCGACCACGTCCAAGCTCGTGTTCCAGACCTTCGGTGCCAACTCCAACTTCGACACCGTGGGGTTCGCCACGTTCTTGGAGGAGTTCGGCCAACTCATCACGTCGTTCATCGACGGAGGCGACAACGTGGACGTGGCAGCGACCGTTGGTGGCGGCCCGCTGGAGCCCGAGACGACCTACTACTACCGGGTCTACGTCGTGGATCTCAACTACGAGATCATCGACTCCAACACGGTGCGCGCCACTACCAAGCGGCTGCGAGCCCGCGCCGACCTACAGACCCCGGTGACCCCTGCGCTGGGGCCCCTCGCTGGTGGCACCCTGGTGACGCTCAAGGGCGAGCGCTTCCATGAGGGGATGCGCGTGAGGCTGGGCGACAAGTTCGTGACTGGACTTACCATCGTTAGTCCCACGGAAGCCACGTTCCTCACGCCACAGTTCCAGAACGACCGCCTCGTCAACCGCAGCCTCGATCTGGTCATCTTCTCGGACACCGGGCTCGAAGATGTCAACTCGCTCGTCTGGAAGGTGACGGCGTGATCGAGATTCGCATGGAGAACCCGGAGAAGTTCGACCGGGCCATCAGCACGCTCGACAGGGCGTCCAAGCAGTTCCTCGCCCAGATGAACACGGTCGTCGCCAAAAGCGTGGACGAGGCCCGCGACGCGCTCAAGGATGCCATCTACGGTCGAGGCGGGCAGATCCAGCTTCGGCTGCGCTCGCTCTCTCGCCAGTGGCTCGATACCAAGGCTGCGAAGGGCTGGCGCATGGAGACGTTGCGCCGGCTCGACCAGTACGTCGAGGCTATCGGCACCCGCCACCACGGCAGGAAGCACTACCTGGGTCTGCCGAAGCGGCGCTACCCTGGTACGAAGATCACCTACGCCCAGCTTGCGCTGTTCCTCGAAAACGGTACGCGCTCGATGGACCCCATCCCCCACTGGCAACCTACGAAGAAGTGGCTCGTCCAACGTGTCCGCACTGCCGCGGGGAAGGAGGTCGCTCGTGCCCTATCTTTCCGTTGATCGAGGCATCGCCACGCGCTTTGCCCGTGCTGCTGAGTTCATGCACCGCAGGAAGTACCCCATTCTGCGGTTCCCTCAGATCGATCCCACCGATCCGCTTCCAAGCGAGACGCCCACGGATGCTTTCCTTGGTGGCTTCTACGCCAAGGATGCGACGAAGTCAGACCCGATCCGGCTGGAGACGCCGCTCGGTGGACGCTCGCGCCTCGTGAACGTCTACGAGTACGAAAAGAGCGGGCAGGATGCGGCGGACTGGCCCGCGATCACCTACAGGTTCGTGGATGAGCGGTTCCGTGCCGAGAACTACCACCCCATCGACCCGCTCGCGGACAACTGCCGCGACTGCGGGTTCACGACGGATGCCGTGACGGGCGAGGTCAAGAGCGGCCCCGACACCGTCACCATCCTCGACCACCCCGACCCCATCACCTTGGAGTACGAGATCAAGGTGTGGGCTCAGACCAAAGAGGAGGGCTACGCCCTGCTCTCGCTGGTCAAGCGACTGTTCCCCGCGCGCACCTTCCTTGAGGTGTGCCGGCGGGACCGTAGCGTTGTCACCTACGATGTCATCCGTACCCGCGGTCCCGTATGGGCTGGCGGACTCGACCCCACCCTGCCGGAAGGTGACCCCGGAGAACGCTTCTACTCGTGGGCTATCACCTACGAGGTCGAGGCTTACGAAGATAACACCTTGGAGGCCGGTGAGGCCGGGGACATCCACCCGACCATCCTCCAGCGGTGCGTAACCATCGAACCACGGGACACCGAAGGCGATCCGGCGCCGGATGGTGTACCCTTTGAAACACCAGGGAGGTGCTGACCCATGTACGAAGTCAAGAACCTGCGCACCCGCCAAACGACCCTTGCCCTTCCTGGTAAGGGCATCGTCCTGACCCGCCGTGGTCGCAAGGGAGACAGCGCACTCATTCTCGACCGGGAGAAAGACGACCCGGCAGTCCAGGCACTCGTGAAAGCGAAAGCCATCCGCATCTCGCGGACCAGTCACGGCGAGACGCCCGACACCCCCGTGGTGAAGGCCGAGCTTCAACGCATCGCCGCCACGAACAGCGCCCACGAGCGCGCCGCCATCCGAGCTCGCGGCGAGGTGCCGTCGAGCAACCCCGTCGCCAAGAAGCGCTCCAGCAAGCGCAAGGAGGACTAACCCATGGTCGATTTCCTCAGCCCCGAAGTGATCGTTCGGGAGCAGCCGTCCAGCGCGGTTGCTCCTCCGAGCGTTCCATCGTCCATCCCCTACATGCTCGCCACTGCCGAGCGTGGCCCCATCAACCGCCCGCAACTGGTCATCGGGATCGAGGACTACGCTTCGATCTACGGGACCGACGACGGCGGCGACGGCTTCCAGTCCGTCGTGGGGTTCTTCCTCAACGGCGGGCGTCGCATGTACGCCAACCGGGTGGCCCACTACCTCAACATCCTCGACCCCCTCACCCTGACTGCGGTTGCTGCCGCACTCACGGCGAACACGTCGGGGACGGCAGCCACGGCAGCGAGCACCACGGTCACCCCTGACGGGCCCTGGGACTTCTCGCTGGCGAACGGGGTCGTGCAGCCGCCGACCTTGATTGCCTCCATCGACGGCAACCCGGCCGACACCGCCACCATCCTCGGTACGCCGGCTGTGCTCACGGCTCCTGGCGCCCCTGGTGGCGTCGGCACACCGGGCGACACGCTGACGTTCACCGTCAACGGCCAGACTCAGGTCTACACCGTGCCTGTCGCTCCGCCGACCACGGCGGCTGAGTGGGCCCTGGACATCGCTGCCCAGCTTCCCGGTGTCTTTGGCGCCGTGCTTGGCGGCGCTGTCGTGCTCACGACTGACCGCGAGGGCTCCAGCGCCCAGGTGGACTACGTCAGCGGCACGGGAACCGCGGGCGTGGACTCTGGCTTTGGTGCAGGGCCCGTGTTGGGCGTCAACGCTGGCCCCAACAACGTCGCGGACAAGAGCGTGGTCACCCCGACCGAACTCGCCGCGATCCTGCTCTCGGACTGGGCCTCTGGTGGTGGCGTCGCTACTGCCGTCGTGGGCGACACCGTGCAGGTGGACACGAACACCACCGGGTCTGCCGGCAGCATCGGCGCCGTCTCGGGCACCATCATCACGGCAGGCGTGGTGAGCTTCAACCCGTTGCCGCCCATCACGGGCGCCAACGCAGGGTCGCCCACCGTCCCGACGCTGGACTTCGCGGCGACCTCTGAGGGTGAGCACGGCAACTTCCTCGCCGTGACCACTCGCCGCCGCGACCGGGTCATCTCTCTCATCACTGACGACATCACGGGCGGCGTGACCGAGATCCAGGTGGACGTGACCACGCAGTACCGCGTGGGGATGCAGATCTTGATCGAGGACCCCGTCACCCTGGGTGTCATGCGAGCCATCGTGCTCAAGGTCATCGGCAACCGTGTGCTGCTCGACACGACCTACACCCCGAGCGCGAACATCCTCGTGGTGAACTCTCCCACGGTGACCAAGGAAACCTTCGACGTTACCTTCATCATCGACGGTGAGGCAGACGAGCCCTACGGGGACTTGTCCATGAGCCCCAGCGACGTGGGGTTCTACGTCGGAAACGTCATCGGCATCGACCCGACCCAGTTGGACCCGCGCCAACGGATCTACGTCGAGCAGGACTACGCGGTGGCGCTCGCCAACGACGTGGACCCGCGCCCGGTGGACATCACGGCGCAGCCCCTCACGGGCGGCATCAACTCCGACCCGCTCACGGACAACGACTACGTGGGGTCCGACGTGACCAACACGGGCCTGTTCGCCCTCGACATCGTCAACGACTTCGACATGGGCACCGTGCCCGGCATCGAGACGGTGGCGGTCCACAACGCCATGCTGGACTACGCCTCGCGCCGCGAGGACCACGTCGCCATCATGGAGTCGCCGGAAAACCTCACCCCGACCCAGGTCAACACCTACAAGAACGTCACTGCCAACCTGTTTGGCACCTACGGCATCATGTACGCGGGTCGCATCCAGGTTCTCCGCTCCTCGACGGGGCAGGCTGAGCCCTTCCCGGCTGCGATGTACGCCGCGGGTGCCTACGCCCGCACGGACCAGACGCGGAACATCAGCGAGGCACCGGCAGGGGTCGAGAAGGGGCAGCTTCGCGGCACCCTTGGTATGTCTGACGGCAACCTCTACGCGGACAAGGGGAACCGAGACACCATCTACCCCGAGGGCG